AAAACAACACATTTTAATTGTCATATCTTTTGTTCCATGCCTCTATAGATTGAGATTCATTCATTTTAATAGGACCATGCGCATAGCAGATTGGACAATATATAGAATATGCATTTTCAATCTCATGCCAAGTATTAAAGATATCTTTACTTCCACAAAAAGGACAACGCTTAATTTCTTGGTGCTGCATTCCACGCCTCTATTGATTCTATTTCTGAAATCATGTGTGGGCCATTCGATTCACACGTTAAGCATTGTTGCCAATAATATATTTCGAAGTCCAGTACGCCGTTAATTTCAAAATATTCACCAGGTAAAGTTCTTTTTAATATTTCTTGGCTACCGCAGAATGGACATGGGAGAGGGTCAGGGGTCATTCCTCATCCTTTTCGTTACAACCAGTTAAATGATGTTGGAGGCATTTTATCCATTCTTTGTACCAATCTTCATTGTCATCACCACGTGTAAAACCTAATCGTTTTATTTCCTGTGCAACAGATTTTAATTGATCATTGATTGCTGATTCACCAGGTTCTTTAAATCCTTTAGAAGGTCTATGACTACCGCAACATCTGCAAGGCATAATTATCTCCAATTGTCCGGAAATTCCGGATAGTTAAAAACCCCTGTCTTTGTAGCTACCTGGTGACAGGGAACCAACATCATTCTATATCGAATTTGATGCACAACAACGCCCTTAAGTTTATGAGAAATCATAAGGGTAATCTACTGCCATTAAACCGCGGACATGGCTCACTTGGCTTAACCAAGCCTTGCAAAGGGATAGTTCCTTCTGGAAGTATACTATCAACCTAAATTTGTTATTCCGCTTTCTTTGTTTGTCTGTCATCTTTCAGCATGCAGCAATCTTTCATGTGAAGCATTGTTTCAACTGCAAAAACTTGTTTATCGATATCGTTTAGTGTTGATTCGATTTTCTCAAACCTTTGATCTACTTTGTCAAACCTTTGATCAACCTTTTCGAATCGTTGATCAACCTTATCAAATCTTCTATTAAAATGAGCCCACATAAATCCTAAAACGCTCAAAATTATAGTGGTTTGCAAACCCAATAACCACATTGTAACTTGAGCAAAACGCCATAAATTCTCATCCATAAAATCTCCTAATTTATTAAATTATTTGTTCATCCTTGAGCGCTCACGTTTCTCCATTTTTTTATCCAATCGCCAATCAAAAAACCAAAGCATCACTCCTATAGCAATCAATTGACCTATATCAAGATGTTTCATCATTTCAATTACTGTGTCCATGTTATTACCTTATTTTGGTAAAGCTTCAACAATTTCTCTAAGAGCGTTGATATGTTCAAGATAATATTCATTAAACTTCTCTTGTGAACAGATATCTTTTCTTAGTTTCCCATTTAATGGATTTTTCCCTTCAATAAAGTCAAATAAGATCAAAAATGTCATAGGGGGAATAATTTCAGTAATTTTCATTTTATTTGATTGGCATGAGCCTGCAAGTGAATAAACCATTTCATTGAACAATCTACCTTCAAGAGACATCATCAATGAAATGTATCCTTCGGAGTTTTCTAAATTTGGCTTTATATCAAGCTTTCTACGCATTTCTGAAAGCATTTTTGTCCAAATAAGTCGAAAATTTAGATTAACATATTCGGACAATTCTTTAATTTTTTCTGGTGTATTGTAATACTCTGCAAATTTATCTGTCATATATTCCCTAATTTTCCCATCTAGATTTAGCATGTTTGATAAAACAAATCATTTCTTGGGAAAATTCATGATATGATATGTCATTTGTATAATATACATTGACAATCATGGTAAGGGTGGCTGAAACCCATAATATTGACTCAATTTCAGAATGATTACCAATAAATTTAGCTAATAAATCAACTGCTTTTTTAACTTCCTCTTGATATTTATCTCTAAAAAAACGGGGACGTCTCCCCGCCGAAATACTATTTTATGATGATTAGATAAGTTGCGAACTTTTCCATCTATCACTACATATTATTTCTGTCTTCAGTGGGAGTCGAACCCACGCAAACACCACGTATGAAGACATAAACTTCCGTATTCACTAAATGCCTCCTGAGAGACTCGAACTCCCCACATCCTGAGTACAAAACAGGTGCTCTACCAGATGAGCTAAAGAGGCAAACCCCCGTATTCGCCCATGAAGCAGGAACGGGTAACCTAGCTCGTTGAACATAAGACCGTTGAGCCACTCACTTGCTTGTTATACTTCGGAAGCAACTCCTCCGGAATACTATTTTAAGTGGCCATTCCTTCAACATTCCACTACCTGCACGACAGGCTTCCCTCAAGGCTTGCACTGCCTTAAAATCTCACTGTGTTGCTTCGCCAGACGTAATTTTGGATTTGCGGTCCGCATTACTTATGGTCACTTCTCCCTACTACAGGCAATCCGAGCCTACATTATCGCCGTGAGCGCGAATTTAAAGAGGGTGAAGCTAGCAACGCTTACCCCAATATCTCTAGTGGCCTCCATCGGGAATCCCCAACAGCTAAAGATTAGTCATAGGAACTATCAGGAAACGGATTCCCTAACATTTCTAATGATCTACACTAGAGGATGTCTTCCTTTAACGGCAAGACCGTGCCGTTAATTTATTCTTTCTTTTTTAAATTAAAATGTTTATAAAATTCAATCCATGCTATATCACTTCCATGGTCAGCGCCTTTCCAATAACCATGTGCATAACCTAAAATAAAAGCACCGATACAAACAAAAATTAATGCAATAATATGAATTTCAATCATTATTCTCCTAAATAGTAACAGGTAGGATTCGAACCTACGAGTTGCATCTACCCCCATTTCGAAGTTGGCTATCAATGCAACATCCATCCATTTTATGGAGAGCAATAACCACTCTGCCACTGTTACATAATTTTATCACATTTACAGTCATTTTCATCATAATCATAAGTTGTGTGTCCGCATTTAGGACAAAATTCACCAAATGCATAATTTACACCGTATTGTAGAACAGTAACTCTATCTTCTGGAGTAAGTTTTTCCAGTATTCCAGAAATATTTAGGATAGCTTTTAGGCAATTTGTGTTTACCTTCATTCGAAACCTATAAATTGTGTTTCAATCCAAAAAATCTTCTCATTTTCTGCCTTGTCATATAAATTCGAGCTTTCATTCTCCATTCTTTATCATCTACTGTATGACTAACGCCATCATCGCAATCTTTATAACTTTTTAGAGTGTCCCTAAACCAAGCACCTCCACTTCCTCTACAGAAAGCATTAGGACAATGCCAGATACCTATGCATTCAACATTCTCTGAAACCCATCCACAAGACTGGCATTTTTCTTTTTCTATCATTCTAATTTTTCCAGTTGTACGATAAAATCGTACGGTTGATTCAGTCGGTTACAATTTGTAACCTACTGAAATCTACTAATGAATGTCAAATTAGCATTCACATTTATCCACAGTCAGAAATAGCTCTCACTGTCCATCATGCACCTCAAAGCAAGTAACGCCGTATTTCTTCCATGTCTCGATCATTGGGCTTGATTCTGGTTCGAATGCCATTTCTGGCTTATTTCCTCGGGTATAAACATTTTTCATATTTTCTTGAGTAGCAGCTTCAAGTTTAGGCCATTCAATCATTTCATTTAACCACTTCTCTTTCAGCTCATGCCAAGGCGTTGTGTCGCCGTCGGGGCGCATTCTTAATTGTTGTGGTTTGAAATCTAATAAATTTTTATCAAGCCATTCATGTATATCTGCAGCATATATATAAGAAATATCACACCATATTTGATGTGTTCCTGAGCCTCCTAATGAAATTTCATTAGCCCATAAATTGACAATAGCTTCAATCGGCCTATCTTCCCCCGCTGCTGCATAGTAGGACTCGTAATCGGGAAGCCAATCAACTTTCGGGCCATGAACTCCATCAGTGTAATAATCGGTGTTTGTTGGCGTGTTATTCCATTTACTATATCCTTTATGCTCTATAAAATGCCGCCGGTGCTTGTTGCAGGCTAATGTCGCGTAGTCGAAGATGATCATTCCTTCACCAATCCCAAATTATGCATCAAAATCTTAGCTGTTTTATTCCATCCATATCGCAATTATTCATAAAACTGCCTGTTTTTTGGTCGTTCTAGCGTTATGTGTTCTGGATTAAAACACATCATATTACCGCAAGTCGTGAAAACTGGATTAGGTTCATATGTTGTACCATTCATCAAAAGATACATACATTTGCGAACACCCATGCTTTTGTTTTTCCAAGAGGTTTTTGGAACCCTTCCTTTTTGTCTGTATCCTGTCCATTCCCAACAATCACCATTTATTTTTCTAAATTTTATAAGATCTTGAAATTTTCTTAAAGCTGCTTCTTCAATTGGAACTTGAATTCCTGGTCCTTTAGCTTGTTTAGCGATACAACCACAACTATGTGGTCTTCTAGGACTACAGTATTCTGTAAGAATGCGTCGGGAAATAATACATTCTTTTCCGCAATCACATTTACAACGCCACCAACTCCGTTTTTTGTATATGTTAGAATAGGATATTACAACCAATAAACCGAAACGCTTGCCTATAATTTCCCAATCTATAAGATTTTTACTTTGACCATATTGCTTTTGAGCTTCTTCAGCGTTGTATTCGTCTTTGCATTTCTTTATTTCTCTATAAAGCGATGTTGGATGAATCTGTAATCTTTCGCAAATTTCTCGATGTCTAGTATTTTTATGAAGAAGTTCTTCAATAATTTTTCTATCTTCGAAAGTGATTTTCTTATTTATTCCACTCATTTCTTATCAAAACCAAAATTTTTTCATACTGCAAGGCAAGTGACAGTTTCATAATTTTGTCTTAGTTTCCATTTATTTGTCAATAGTATGACACTTAATTTAAACATTTTATGTGTAAAAATTATTTTAAATTGTCGCACAAATGAAAGTTTGGCTCTTGACAATAATGCACTAGCAGACAAATCAAAAAATATCTACTATGTAAAATAAAAAATTTAATATTAGGTTTACATGACTTGGCCAACAACGAATTCGATTTCCCAGGAACTTGATGCTAAATGGCAGCAAAGCCAAGCTCTCTTTCAGCAATGGTGGTACCAGGCTGACCTTGACACTAAGATGACGATAGGTCAACAAGATTGGGTCAACGCCTACAACATGAATTATCGCAACCAGAAGAACCTAATCTTTAACAAGATTTTGCGTATCATCAACATGGTTGGAGGTTATCAAAGAGATAAGCGACTTTCAACACAAGTAATCCCTGCCGATAATGATCCCGATCGTGGAGAAACAGCTGACCAACTATCTACAGTCATAAATTGGTGTATGCGTCAGGATTCAACATATGAAAAGATTTCAGATTCATTTACAGGTGCTATTACATGTGGTTTGAATCTAATGCAAATCTGGATGGACTTTAGAGGTGATCCTGAAAATGGTGAAGTAAGATCATCTAGAATTCCTTATGCTGCAATACTTACAGACCCATATTGGCAGAATTTTGAAGAAGATTGTGGTTGGGTATGGACAAGAAGATATATAACACCAAGGCAACTTGAAAGCATTTTCCCTAAGATCAAAAAGGAAATGCCTTATTTAAGGGGTATGCTGCAAAAGATGGAAAATTTCAATATTTGGCGCAGAATTGGTATCAATATCACATTGACATGTATGCCTATGATGAATATTGGACAAAGGATTATAAGAAAGTTAAGAAGGTTCTTGACCGTCGTACAGGCGAGGTTATTGACTGGAAAGGTAATCGCGAACAGTTTGGAATGTTTAAATCTTATAATCCAAATATTGAGCTAATCACAGCTTACATGCCCACTATAAAGATGCATTGTCTTGTAAACAATCAGCTTGTTTATGAAGAAGTAGCCCCTTGGGGCATTGATCGTCTACCTTTCATCCCATTTACCGCTTACCATTATCCAGAAGCCCAAGATTATGCTTATCGTTATATGGGTCTTCCAAGAAATCTACGTGATAGCCAAGTAGAATTAAACCGTCGTCGTAACAGACTTCTTGATATTCTAGATGCTCAAGTTCAATCAGGATTGATGGTTAAAGAAGATGCTTTAGTTAACCCTGAAGACGCTTTCTTCCAAGGTCCAGGAAAGGTTTTGTATTTCAAACAATCTTCCAATCTTGCTACAGATGTAGCCCCAATTCCAGCTCCACCAGTAGCTCAAGGATGGATGGAACTTATCAAGACTGTAGAAGATGAAATCATGTCTATAGTAGGACCGGAAGAACTATTTGCTCAGAATATGGGTGCTAAAGAAATGTCTGGTATTCTGATGAAACTAAAACAAGGTGCTGGATTAGTTGGTCTCAGAAGTATCTTCGATAGCCTTAACCAATCTCAAATTTCATTAGGAAACTTAATGATTGATCTTGTTCAGAAGAATTTTGAACCTGGTAAAGTAGCTAAAATTCTTGGCAAAGAACCTACACAAGAATTCAGCAACTCATTTGAAACGAAATATCATAGTATTGTGGACGAAGGTGAACTTACAAGTACTCAACGTCAACTCAAATTTTTGGATGCTGTGCAGCTTAAACAGATCATCCCTGATTCTATTCCAGACTCCTACTTACTCGAACAATCCACCCTTCCAGGCAAGAAAGAATTACTCGAATTTGCAGAGAAAAGAGCTGAACAAATGGGTAAACAACAACAAATGCAATTCTTACAAGAGGTTACTCAATCAGAAACATTGGCTCGTTCATTGGAAGCAAAAGCACAAAACGATTTCGCATCAGCCGAAGAACGCAAAGCAAGGGTCGCTACTGACATTGCGTGGGCACAGGAACATAAAGCACGTGCTGTACAAGATAGAGCAGCAGCAGCCCTTACAAATGCGAAAACAATGCATGAACTTGAAGATATGCATGAAGATCGCTTAATTAAATTGGCTAACTTTGTTGTTGATCTTGAAGGTAAACAGAAAGCATTACAAGCAGAAGAAGAGGCAAAAGCCGAAGCCGATGCTATGGCTTTAACTGGTGATGTCAAACAAGCCGAAGCTGAGACTAAACCAAAAAAACCTCAGCCTCAGCAGTGAAAAGACTCCTATGAACCATTCATAGGAGCCAAGCCTTAAAGGACCCTAATGGTCACATCGAGAAAATTCCTTTACTCGACGCGCATTATTTTTAGCAAACCACTCAAATAATTGCTATTAATTTCTTGAATTCAAATAATTCTTAAGCTATCAATATAGTGTAAAGTAAATAATTTACTTTATATATTTTGGAGGTATTATGAAAAAAGGTGATCCAGACAGAGGACCAAAGATGTCAGAAGGCGCAATTCCTTTCGACAAAGGGTACACCTCTGACGATGAAACTTTTAACCCTTCCGTGGCATTTCCAAATGACCAGGAACGTGGTAATGCATACTTTGAAATGAGAAATGCTTGCGCTAAAAAAGATGGTGCAAAGCTTCAACGCTCTAAATTCTCTAAGTACGCCTAATGCTCCATCTACCTTATCAAGCACAAAAGCAGCAATTAGGTGAAACCCGTCAAGCGATGGGTACTCGCTTAATGAAAGATATTGAAGAAATCATCGAAATGGAGAAATGCAAAAAGCAAGAAGAGAAATATTACATTCTCTTTCATGCCAAGCCTTTTCCAACTCGTCCAGACATCATCAAGATGAAGCGGATGGTAATCTTCAATAGGAAGCCACCAATGATGCTTTCATGCCTTTGCTTTGGTGTAGATAACAAAACTGGAGTGTTAACTTTAGAATGGGCTTTACCTGGTTCATGGCCTACGTGGGCTATGGAAGGGGCAAATGAACCCGTTCCAGAGGTGATTAGTTCCCTTAAGGAACTCGGCAAGACATGTAACCTTGCTGACATCATTACTTACTAGCGGAGTCGGCTAACGGACTATAAACAATTTACGGGCGAAAATCATGGTCGCCGCATGAGGACATTATGACAGAAGAAGTTATCGAAGCACAAGCTTCACAGGAACAGCAAGAACAACCACAAGTCGAAACTCATGTAGAACAGCCAAAAGCTGAACAAAAGAGTGAAGTTGATGTCAATTGGTCGCGGGCTAATGAAGTTATGAAGCTCCAGCAACAAAGAATTGCTGATCTAGAGCAAAGACTGTCTCACCAGCCAACTCCTCAGCCTGTTGAGGAGAAAGATGAATTTGCCAATCTTGACCAGGATGACTCTATAACAGTTGGACAAGCCAGATTAATGGCGGAGAAAATGGCCGAAAAAAAGGCCAATGAAGCAGCTCGAAAGATCGTTCATGAATACGCCCAGCAACAGCGCATGGAAATCACGGAACAAACGGCCCGTGAGAAGTATCAAGACTACGACTTTGTGATTGAAAACTATGCCATTCCTTTAATCAAAACCGATCCTGCCTTGGCATATAAAGTACAGACCTCAAAAAATCCTGCCGAAACGGCGTATAAATTAGGAAAACTGTCCGATAAATATGAGGATACTATGAAAGAAGCTCCTACTAGTGCTAAAGCCGAAAAGATATTAAAAAATACTAATAGGCCTGTCTCTGGTAACGCTCTTGGCACACCTCTTAAATCGCAGGCAGATAAATTTTCTGCAATGAAGCCAGGCAAAGACGTATGGGAAATGTCACAACAGTATGCTAAGGGGGCATAAATTAAGGAATAACCCTTAGATGACAATTACTACAACTAACTCACTGCCAGCGCCTGTGCAGCAATGGTTTGATAACGTGCTGTTAAGCCGTCCAATGCCAAAGTTGATCCACAAGCAAATGGCTTTGAAGAAAGAGCTTCCACCTAATAGTGGACGCATTGCCAGATACCGTAGGTATACAAACCTACAAACAGCAACAGTACCTCTTCCAGATTCAGGTTTAACACCTCCTGGCCAAGTACTAAATGCTATTGATATTGATGCTAGACTAGACTTTTACGGTACCTATGTAACAATTACCGACCAAGTCATGTTCATCAACCAGGACCCTGTCCTTAACCAAACTGTATCACTCCTAGCGCAATCTATGAGAGAAACAGAAGATGAATTGATTCGTAATATGTTGGCCTCTACTGCCTCTGTAATTAACTGTACAAATGGTACTAATGGAGATAATCCAACGGAATTATCACGATCAGACATCGATACTGTCGTTCTAGCACTATTGGGGAATGATGCGATGATGATCAGCGATAATATCGAGGGTACTTTGAAATTCGGTAAAATGTGTGCCGAAGTAAAATCTTCTCTAATTGACTTGGAGTTCCTAGAAGCTGCGTAGGCGCAGAAGGATAACAAGGGGCAAGATTATGAAATGGAATCACATAATGGATAAGCAACCAAAAGATGGAGAATCGATTGTACAAATCGATCGTCCATATGGTGGGCATTATGCAATGGGAATGAGGGACTATCATCAAAAGTGTTCTTTTAAAGAAGTCTTGGATTTCTGTAAAGAATGCAGTTTATTAAATCCCGATTTTTGGTGGATAGCCTCAAAAGATTTTCCTTTTCCTGATCAGCCTGAACGCAGCAAGCGAGAAGACTCAGAAATCAGCAATTATAATTTCATAACAGGAAATGCTGATTATTGAGATGCGGTGCTCTGAACTCTATGGAGACATAGAGAGGCCAGCTGAGAAGATTTGGCCCGCCAACTAGTAAGTTTTACTTACCAGTTGGTCAACAAGTAACAGAATGACAGCCCCAGTAAGAGAAGCTTTCTGGGGAATGATGAATACAGCGATTCTTGATGATTTGGAAGCCGTCACTGGTTTTATCTCACAAGCACAGTATCCATCAAACATGAATGTGTTAAATGCAGAATGGGGTTCAGTAGGTAACGTACGCTTCCTTTATAGCTCACGTGGTTCCTTCAACCTAACTTCTTCATTGAATGGCAATACTGTTTACAACTTGTTTGTAACAGGACAAGAAGCCTATGCAATGATTGACTTAACGTCAGCTACTGCATCGTTTATTTATACACCGCCAGGTGGACCTACCGATCCACTTCGTCGTTTACAGTTGGGTGCTTATAAATTTGCTCAGGTGCCACGTATCTTGAATGATGCATGGATATTTAACCTACGCACAACGCACTCATAAAGGAGGTCGGTTTATGCCTTTTGCTGAACATTTTATGCTTCAGGGCCAGTTCACTGTTCCTGCTACATTTCCTGCTAGCATCAACGTTAATACAGGGTTTTTACCAACTAAAATTCAGTTGATTAATGAAACCTCATTTGGAAGCTTGGGTACTGGATTTTTCAACTGGCAGACAGCCTTTTGGGATTATACTAGTCCAAATAATACAAATGGCTATCGTTTGAATGCTGGTGGTACTGCATTACTGCCATTCCAGATTAACTCAACATCGACACTTCCTCCAGCTCCAGGTATTACTCTGTATGATGGGACAAGAAGTGTTGCTTATGGTGCTGCTGTTGTCGGAACAACTATTGTTAGAGCTACTGGTGTATTTACTACATCTACAGCTCATGGCTTAGCTGTTGGAGATACAATCATCATTACGAACAACGTTGCCATTAAGCAGATCGGTGGAATGATTTTCACTGTTGCAACTGTTCCAACAACAACTTCGTTTACTGTTGTAGGAGGAGCTTTCCTATTGGGAGCTAACTTCCTATCAGATGAAACAGCTTATGTTGTTCGTAAGATCCCTGTTGGACCTTTGTATTATCCAAATAGAGTTCAAATCAATGCTGCAACACAAGCTTCATCATTGGTTATAACCGTTGATCCTAATCATCGTTATACCGTTGGTCAGCAAGTTCGTTTTAGAGTACCTGCTGCTTTTGGCATGGTGCAATTAAACAACCTGCAAGCTGTTATTACAGCAGTGACAGCAAGTACACTTACCTTTGGTCCTTTGACCAATGTCGGTGGTGTAATTGGTAGTGGTATTGACTCAACAGCCTTTACAGCCTTTACATGGCCAGTTGTTGGAAGTGTTCCATTTACTTTTGCTTATGTTGAATCTATTGGTGCAGGCCCTAGCCCAACACCTGTGTCTTATGTTAACCAAAATCCTTACAACCAAGACTTCTTGGATGATGCTACAACTAATGAGCAATTCCAAGGCTTTAATGTTGGTACTGGTCTGTTGGTTCAATCTACATCAGCGATCATCGGTGCAAACCCAGGCGATATTATCGCATGGACTGCATGGAGAGCTGACGTTTAATAAATTGGGAGGGGACAATTTGTCCCTTCCCTTAGGTACTATTATGCTTATTGTTGACAATATGTTTATCCCTAACCTAATGCAGGTAACAGCTATTACACAAGCAATCCCTGCTGTAGTGACAACAGCATCAAATCATAACCTAATCACTGGACAGAAAGTTAGACTATTGATTCCCTATTCCTATGGAATGCAGCAAGTAAATAAACAGATATTCAGCATCACTGTCTTAACTCCCACCACTTTCAGCCTTCAATTCACACAAACCCCTTATACCGATGTGAATTCAATAATTTATGACCCTTTTGTGAATTTAGGAACTGGAACACCAGCACAAGCCACATGCATTGGAGACGGAGCAACCCCTCTTATAACCACTCCACCATCTATTACAAACAATGTAGCCATTTCCTCATATGACAACGCAACTTATAACGCTAGCATTACGGAAGTGCCTTTTGATAGGCCACCTCACATTTATTAAAAACCATCCCTTTTAGGAGGATAAATGAAAATGATGAAACCATTAGAAACAGTAAATAGACATAGCATTCATGCTAAATCAAATAAAACGCCTGTAAATGTTGATAGCATTGAGGCAATGACACCTGAGAAAGATAAAACTGTTAGAGGAACATTTGTTAATATCGAATATCCAGGCCAACCAGCCAAGGTTTGTGGTCTCTATTATCGTGGTATGAAATATTTTGAAAAAGTATTTGAAGACAATCA